GACAAGGGCGAGTTCAGTTCTAAAAGATTCGTGGGCATCGTTGGTGCTTTGGTTCTTTTTGGCAGCTTGGTTTATTACAATACTCCTCAGCTCGTTGAGGCGGTGGAGTTTATCACTATTTTCTCGTTAGGATACACAGTAATAGATAAGTACACAAATGGCAAAGCAAGCACAGATAGCAAAGCACAAGGCTAAGCCTAAAAGGAGAAGGCCCGGAGTACACTCTAAAAACAATAAACCATGCAAAAAATATCGTGGGCAGGGGCGCTAATACTATTGCTGTCTAGCTGCTCTGCGCAGTGGCATCTAAAGAAGGCGTGCAAGAAAGATCCCGTAATCTGTCAACCACAGGTCGTAAAGTTCGATACAATTATCTACACAGACTCAGTTGAGATTTTTGAAACCTTTTACACCGAGGTAAGCGACACCATTGTGATAGATACCGGGAGTGTTATAGTCAAGATAATCAGAGACCATGACATTATAAGGACTTATGTAAAGCAGAAGCCAGATACTATCAAGGTTTCAAAGACAATTACTTTACCTCCAAGGATTTCTGTAAAAGAATGCGATTACCCATGGTGGTTGGTTATTGTCTCAATAGTATTATTTTTGCTAATAGTATTAAGAAAATAAGATTATGAACATTACAGAAAACTTTACTTTGCGTGAATTGACATATAGTCAAACAGCAATCAAAAACGAAATTCCAAACATCCCAAAGGACCCTGCTGTATTGGAGAACTTAAAGACATTGTGCGAGCAGGTACTTGAGCCTTTGCGTGAGGGCTTGGGTATGCCAATCAAAATCACTAGTGGGTACAGGTCAATCGCATTGAACAAGTACATCGGTGGCTCTAAGACTAGCCAGCACAACACAGGTGAAGCTGTTGACTTTGACTTGAATGAGAATAACGCAAAAGCATTCGAGTACATTGCAAGCAACCTTGAGTTTGATCAGATGATATGGGAGTTCGGTACCGATGAGAATCCCGATTGGGTTCACGTTTCATTCAGAGAGGGTCAAAACAGAAAGCAACTGTTGAAGGCTTACAGAATGGAAAAGAATACCCATTACACAGTAATGCCACATCCTTCACAAGTGGAAGCCAAGGCAAAAAAGAAGACCAAATCCACAACCAAATAAATTGTTTTTCATTCTACATTAATCCCCCACTAGCTGGGGGATTTTTGTTATTACAAAAACGCATATATTTGTATGTAAATAATCTAATGGAATATACTCGAAAATTAACACAGGAAGAACTAGATCAAATTCAACAAGCGAACTCTGAATACACTAGGATGAAGGTGACGATTGCTGATCTAGAAATCCAAAAGCACACAGTGTTAATGGCTATGGATTCTTTGCGTGAAAAGTTTTCATCAATCGAAAAAGACTTGATGGACAAATACGGTAAGGACGCTGTCATTAACATGAAGACAGGAGAAATAACTAAAAAAGAAGATAAATGAAAATCTCTCAATACGGACTTGATAGCACCCCATCGCTGTCAAGCAAGTTAATTGGAACAGATACATCTGATTCCAACATTACCAAGAACTACGAGTTTGCTGCTATCGCTCAGTTAATCAATGAGAACACTCAGTTTGCATCTGTATTGGTTGCAAACTCTACTGTATCTCAAGTGCCTAGCGGTGTTGGTGTTGCGACTCAAGTTTCATTTGGCCCTGCTCAATCAAACGCTGCGGTGTCTTTGGCGGCAAACGGTTTAGTGACATTCAACCAAACAGGACTATACATGATTAATGGGTATGGTAGCATTGAGCGTCAAGGATCATCGGGTGGAGTTAGTATAATTCTTTTCAGATTCTTGGTGAATGGCGTTCAGGCTTCTGCTGTAAAAGGATTCCATTTAGATTCGACTGATGTTGTTGTCCCTTATGAAATAACCTTCCCATTGAACATCACTACAATTGGAACTACGATATCCTTTGAGATTATGCGTGATGCATCTGGTACAGGCAGTGGACTTAATCAAGGTGGTCTGTATCCTCACACAAATCTTAGTGGTTGGAGTAACATCCCTTCTGCCGACTTAAATATCTGGCAGCTCCAGTAAGCATACAATTCAATTCAATCTAATTTAATCTAATCTAATATGTATGATATACGGAAAATATCTATTGGCCCAGACTATAAAGGAGGGGCCATGCATTATCTTGTTGGTCAAAAGGTTCTTGGCGATTCCTATTCAATCTCATCTATTAGGTTTAATGAGGAAAAACAATCAGTCAAGATTTACATTGAAAATGAAAAGAGTGAAGTCATCCTATGGAAGGAATTCACATCAACCATTCCAATGGCTATTGAGTACAACATAAGCTTTTAATGCAGTCACCATTTTATTTTATAACCAAGCCATTAGAGGGCAAGAGATACAATAACACCAAAAACATTGGTGGCATTGATCTCATAATAAGCACGTCAGAGGAAGACTACAAATCCTCTAATAGGCTTGCTGAGGTAATTGAAACGCCAAGGGGATACTCTGGACCCATCGTTCCCGGAGATACACTACTAGTACATCACAATGCTTTTAAATTTTACAATGACATCAAAGGAAACAGAAAGAGTGGAAAGAGTTTTTTCAGAGACGACATATTCCTTATTGAACCCGACCAATTTTTCCTTTACAGGAATGAAGGTGTTTGGAAGTCTTACGATAAGTATTGCTTTGTCAAACCGATTCCTGTACGAAAGTCATACATAAACAAGCCAATAAAGTATGAGCCCTTGATGGGCCAAATGAAATACCCAAATGAATACTTGTTGTCAAAAGGGATAAACGAAGGGGACATAGTCTGCTTCAGGCCTGACAGTGAGTATGAGTTTATGGTTGAGGACGAGACCCTTTACAGAATGTTTGACCACCAAATAACAGTTAAGTTATGATTGATGATGCGAAAGAAATCAAGTTGAGAATAATTGAGGCAGGAAAGATTGCTGTCGAGCAATTGATTGCCGTAGCTAAAGAAAACATACTCAAGCCTCAAGGAGATGAGGATGACGAGTTGACTGCTGACAAATTGAAGAACGCAGCAGCAACAAAGAAATTAGCTATATTTGATGCATTCGAGATACTGAGTAGGATAGAATCTGAAAAGGAGAATATCGAGATGGAAGAAAAAGGAGTAAGTAAACTAGATAGTAAACAAGGCTTTGCGGAAAGAAGATCAAAATAACCTGTATGTCCTGTTGGAGGATTATATCCCCAGTGAAACTATCGAAAGAAGAAACGATAAGAAGAACTGGAAGTACGGATATGATGAGCAACACGATGTTGTGATTATATCACGAACCGGGGAGATTGGGGAAATAATAAAGATATCTGATTTAGTCATTGCGCTACCAAAGGCACCCAAGAAAGTTTACTCTAGAAACTCAAAGAAATCAGAGCAGTACTGGGAAAGATCAAAACTCCCGAAAGAATTAGAGAAGATACAATCCATATTCCATTGGAACGAGTTACCATCTGAATTCAAAAGCAAATGGGTAGACTACATAGAAAGTCAGTTTGACTGCCGGGAAGATGGGTATTGGTTCATGAACAATGGAACGCCCACCTATATTACGGGTAGTCATTGGATGTACTTGCAGTGGTCTAGCATAGACATTGGATATCCAGATTACCGGGAAGCTAATAGGATATTCTATATTTTTTGGGAAGCATGTAAAGCCGATACAAGATCTTTTGGTATGGTGTATTTGAAGATAAGACGTTCAGGATTCTCTTTTATGTCTTCTTCCGAGGTAGTGAACGTGGCTACATTGGCTAGGAATGCTCGCTTGGGTATACTATCCAAGACAGGTACTGATGCTAAGAAGATGTTTACGGACAAGGTTGTACCGATAAACAACAAGTTGCCATTCTTCTTCAAGCCTGTGATGGATGGTATGGATAAGCCGAAGACCGAATTGGCCTACAGGGTACCGGCTATAAAGATTACCAAGAAGAATATGTATAATGTTCAGGACGAAGAGATAGATGGACTTAACACAACCATAGATTGGCGAAACACAGAAGAAAACTCTTATGATGGAGAAAAATTATTGATGCTTTCTCATGATGAGAGCGGAAAGTGGGTCCAGCCAAATAACATCACAAATAACTGGCGAGTTACCAAGACGTGCCTTCGATTGGGTAGTATGATTATAGGCAAATGCATGATGGGTTCTACGTCAAATGCACTGGATAAAGGAGGAGGAAACTTCAAGAAACTTTACGAAGACTCTGATCCGTCGCAAAGAAACAACAATGGGCAAACAAAGAGTGGACTATATAATCTGTTTATCCCGATGGAGTGGAACATGGAGGGATTCATTGACATTTATGGTATGCCCGTGTTCAGAAAGCCAGAGACACCAGTAAAGGGAGTTGATGGACAAATGATAAAGAATGGGGCCATAGATTACTGGGAGGCTGAAGTAGATTCATTGAAAAATGATGCTGATGCATTGAACGAATACTATCGTCAGTTCCCAAGAACAGAGGCTCACGCTTTCCGTGACGAGAGTAAGAGTTCTTTGTTTAATCTCACCAAGATATACCAGCAAATAGATTTCAATGATGCCCACATAGCGGAGCACACCGTAATTAGAGGTAGCTTTCAGTGGATGAACGGAGAAAAAGACACCAAGGTTATGTTTATGCCCGACCAAAGGGGTAGATTCTTGATAAGTTGGATCCCTCCTGCAAACTTGCAGAATAGAGTAGTGGTCAGAAACGGAGTCAAGTATCCCGGCAACGAGCATGTCGGAGCGTTCGGCTGTGACTCGTATGATATATCTGCCGTGGTAGATGGGAGGGGATCTAATGGAGCGTTACACGGAAAGACCATGTACCATATGGATGAAGGGCCGGTTAATGAATTCTTCTTGGAGTACATAGCTCGACCACAGACAGCAGAGATATTCTTCGAGGAAGTTCTTATGGCTTGTGTGTTTTACGGGATGCCAATCCTGATAGAGAATAACAAACCAAGATTGCTATACCACTTTAAGAACAGAGGCTATAGGGGATTCTCAATCAATAGACCCGACAAGCCATACGCAAAGCTTAGTGCTACCGAGAGGGAGTTAGGTGGTATACCAAACTCATCAGAGGATGTGAGACAGGCTCACGCATCAGCGATAGAGACTTACATCGAGAAGTATGTAGGCTTTGATTCCACAGGGAAGTACAGAGACCCTGACTTAATAGGCAGTATGCCATTTAATAAAACGCTATTGGATTGGGCGAGATTCAATATAGACAACAGAACAAAGTTTGACGCAACAATTAGTTCTGGACTCGCCATCATGGCAACGCAAAAACACTTATATTTACCCGAAAAGAAAGAATCAAAAATTAGCATTACTTTTGCAAGGTACTCAAACAAGGGTAATATAAGTGAAATCATCAAATGAAGGATGTAATTGTAAATGTTTTAACTACTTCTTTCCCGAATCAGTTCGCCACTGATGCCGAAAAGGAGTCACAAGAATACGGCCTACAAGTAGGTCAAGCCATTCAGTATGAGTGGTTTAGAAAAGACGGCAGCAGATGCAGATACTACAGCCAGTGGAAAGACTTCCACAGGCTTAGACTTTACGCTAGAGGCGAACAGTCTGTTCAAAAGTATAAGAACGAATTGGCGATAGATGGCGACTTATCGTATTTAAATTTAGACTGGACACCGGTGCCAGTTATCCCCAAGTTTGTGGATATCGTTGTTAATGGAATGTCTGATAGATTGTTCAAGGTTAAGGCATACTCTCAGGATGCTATGTCTCAAGCCAAGAGAAGTAAATACCAAGACATGATTGAGGGGCAGATGGTATCCAAGGATATCTTGTCTATCAT